ACGCGGAATTTCTCACCCTCTTTAATGGGCGGCGCTATCACCACTAGAGTGGCATTGTCGCGCGTTCGTGATGGGTCATAGCCCAGCCACACCTCACGACTGGCGAATGGCCTTGGCTTCTTGGGCTTAAAGTCGGTCCAGTGATCGGCATCGACGGTACATTTATCCAGGTCGCTAAACTTAAATACCGAATCGGCATCATCGACAAAGATGCACATAAACAAATTACTAAAATCATCGTCGTTGTATTCGTCGCGCAACTCCTCGATATCGAACAGCTGACAACCACCGCGGAGCGCATCCTCAATGGTGACCACATAGCGCCACTGTTTATCCGGGCATATTCGGCCATTGTCGCGGAATTCATCGAAGGTCGGGAATTCAACATATTCGCGATCTGCTTTACCTCTGCGCCAGTGATCCCCCGTCCAAAAGGTGTAAGCAGGGTGTGCCTTGGTCGATGGGGTTGAAAAGTAAGTTTTACGCCAGTTCTTGTGCGTGGCCATGGCCGATGCAAGCTTGTTGAGCTCGTCAAACTTGCCTATCCAAAAGTATTCATCGACATACACATGGCCGTGGTAACTCTGCGCGGTTTTACTGTTGGTACTTAAGAAGCGCAGCTCTGCATCACCGTGGGCGGTATGCAGCACAATAGGGTTACCGGTTAACTCTATTTCAAAGAACTCTTGTGCAATGGCGATAATATAGGTGCGGAAGACTTCGGCCTGAGCTCGTGATGCCGACAGGAATATTTGCGGATCCCCGGTCAACACTGCCTGTTCGAAGGCTTCACCTGCAAAGTAATAGGTGGCACCAATCTGGCGCGACTTGAGAATATTACGAATACGCTGATGCAAATTCTCATGCATGGTTTTCTGGTATTCGAACAGGGTGGCGAACCATGGGGCAAAATCATCGGCGGTGAGGTGACTCACATCATTCTTACGCTTACGCCCTTTGCGCTGCCCTTTTGACTGCGCTTTCTCGCTTGAGCCTTTACCTTTATCAGTGCTGTGTTGGCTATCTTGCTCACCAGCTGCAGTGCGTTCGAGTGCTGCCCGCTGCTTCTTCAGCTTCACATGCTGATTAATCAGCATATCGAGCTCTTTGATCTGCATACCCGACTTATCAGAGATATCGGTTAGCAGCACAATACGGCGGGCTATCGCCTCGTCGACTTCCTCCTCGCGCAGCATATCGCGCCAACCATTTTTGTCAGCCCAGTAATAGATGATGCGGTTATTCGGTAAGTCGAGTTCGTCGCGGATCTCGTCCGGGGTCCAACGGCGCAAATACAAGCGTTTTGCGGCTTCACGAATTTCGGGAGAGTAGGCCATATTGCAGAGATGTGCACTCATATAAATGAAAACTGGCTCCAGTGTATTCACTTACAAACTGACTATAACTGACTAATTTTCGGGTCAATTCGGATAACGGTCTCTATCCGAATTGAGCCGAACTAAACCCAGTGCCAAGGGCATTTCATCTGGCTATGCTGGCCACCTAAATCAGATTAAACCAGCACAGATGAGTCAAACATGAGTCAATTGAAAACAGATTGGGTGCGTATCGCCACCGAAGGGCAGACATTCCGTAATGTACCAATTGAACGTCAATGGCTAGTCGACATTGCTGAAACCTATACCGTTGAAACATATGGTGCGCGCATCTGGCCTGATCATCGTCGTTGGTATGGTGCCTGGGGGGATGTGCTTGAAGTTAAAACCGAGGAGCAAGATGGCAAGTTGCGTCTGTTTGCCAAATTAAAACCCAATACCCAACTGATCTCTGCTAACGAGCAAGACCAAAAAGTATTTACCTCTATCGAACTTGACCCCAATTTTGCCCAATCGGGTAAAGCCTACCTCACAGGTTTGGGCGTAACTGATGAGCCAGCCAGTTTAGGTACCGACCGCCTTAAGTTCTCAACTAAAGAACGCTTTGAAACCCATCAATATGGCGCGCCAGAACAGCTGGTTATCAGCATCCCCGATGTTGAACATGCCGAAAGCGACGAACAGCCAAAGCAAGAAAAGCACCTCTACAGCATTTTGAAGAGCTTCTTTAAATCAAATTCGCCAGATCTGGCACCCGAAACTTCTGAGGAAGAACCCATGAACAAAGAACAGTTTCAGCAATTAACAGACCAGCTTGATGGCCTTGGCAATAAGGTTGCCGATCTCGAAGGCAAGGTTGAGGCATTTGGCAAAAAGCCTACTGAAGAAAATCCAGAGGTTAAGCCAGAAGCGAAACCAGAGTCTGAAGGTGAAGATAAATCTACAGGCGTGACGGGTGAGCAGTTCTCAACACTACTTGAAAAAGTATCAGGCATTGCAGACAAGACCGACAAGCTGACCAATGACTTTGCCGCGCTTAAACAAGAAACCTCAAATCAAGAACCTGATCCTGCCGGAGTTGGCGAATCAATCACGGTTGTATAAGCGCAATTAACCTTGTCGTCACTTTAACAAAGAGAGAGACCCATGAATTTAACCCCATTAGCCAAGGCACAGTTAAAAGAGTATTGCGCCAACATGGCCAAGAATTACGGCGTTGATGATGTAAGTCGTCAGTTTAGCGTTACCGAACCTATGGAACGTAAGCTAAAAGCTGCGCTGTTAGAGTCAGTACAGTTTTTGTCTTTGATCACCACCATGGATGTTGACCAGATAAAAGGTGAGGTGGTCAAGGTCGGTAACTACGGCATTGCTACCGGTCGAAAGAAAAATGGCCGCTTTACCAGTGACCAAGGTGTTGACGGTCATAGCTATGAGTTAGTTGAAACGGACTCATGTGCTGTTGTTACCTGGGCAACTTTAGCTGTGTGGGCGAATTCCGGTACAGCAAATCAGTTTATGCAGTTGATGAGCAACAACGCCACCATGCGTTTTGCACTCGACCTATTGCGTATTGGTTTCAACGGCACCTCAATTGCTATTGATTCAGACCCCGTTGCTAATCCTATGGGTCAGGATGTTAACAAGGGCTGGCATCAAATTATAAAAGAGAAAGCCCCGGACCAAATTGTGACTGACCCTATTTACTTCAACCCTGATGCCGAAGGCGTGTTGAAGGCTGGTGAATATAAGACGCTCGATGCCATTGTTACAGAACTCAAAAATACCATGATCCATCCAACCCTCCGCAATGACCCCCGTCTGGTTGTTTTGGTGGGCAGCGACTTAACCGCAACCGCACAAACAAAACTGATGAACCAGGCGGATAAACCCAGCGAAAGAGTTGCCGCGCAGAAGATGGATAAAAATATCGGTGGTTTACCCGCTTATACACCGCCGTTTTTCCCGGGTAAACGCATTACAGTCACTTTGCTTACTAATCTGCATATCTATACCCAACGAGGCACACGTCACCGTAAGTCTGAAAATGTTGAAGACCGTAAACAGCATGAAGACAAATATTGGCGCCAAGAAGGTTATGCCATCGAAGAGTTTGAAGGTTATGCCGCTATCGATGAAGCCAATATGAATATTGGTGCAGCTCCAGCCGTATAAGCAGCAATGAGGCATTCAATGAGTGCCTCATTAATTCAACAATCGTCGCATAGAAAAGATGAACCAAGGATACCGATATGAGTGCAATTGCAGATTTTAAAAAGCGCCGTGATGCAGTTAAGGCCAAACGAGCTGTCGAGCAAGCCAATAATGAAAAGCCAACGATTGAAGCGCCGAACGATACTAATCCGGCTTTGCGTTTGCTTGCTGCACTACTTGGTTGTGATGAGCAAGACGCCATTGCTAAAGCGACTGAACTCGTTGAGCAAGGTGCCTATATCACTGGACTAACCGAAAACCAGCTTAAATCAGTTGAAGAACAGGCCGAAGGTGATCTGCAAGACAGCGCCGACACGGCAACTATTGCTGCTAATGACCTGGCTGATACTGCAGGCGCGGTAAATGAAACAGCCGGCACTCTGAATGAAGCCGCCAACGATGCCGCTGACTCTGCCACTGAGTTATCAAACACCACCGAAGATGTGGCCGATAGTGCCAACACTATTGCCGAAGCCGCAGTGGAGGCAACACAAGCCGCAGAAGATATCAAAGAGGTGGCTCAGGAATTAAAAAAGTCGCCGGAGGAGCCTCAATCCTCGCCTTCAGAGAAAGGCACCAAGGGCAAAAACAGCTCGAAAAAGTAGCGCAAACGGGTAGCGCCTCATACGCCCCCAGTTTGCATTTGCAGTTGATTGAACTCGACGCCGACCTGAAAAAGCTCAAGAGCTTCGCCAGACGGCAGGACAAGATAACCCACAAGCGCGATGTGTTGCTGCCAAAGTGGCAACCCATAGTCGATGAGTACTTAGCGCAGGTGGCCAGTGGAGATAAACCCTATGACAACCCTCTATTTGCTCGCTGCATTATTTGGCTGTTCGATATCGCTGACTTTGGCCGAGCTCTTGAACTGGCGTTCAAGGCCATCGAACTGGGCCAACCTATGGCGCCAGGTATTCGCCGCGAGTGGCCGAGTTTTATCTCAGATACGGTATTCGACTGGGCAGAGACTCAGGCAGAGCTTGGCCACAGTGTTGAGCCTTACTTCACCCAAGTTTTCAACCAGGTTGCAAACCATTGGAAACTGGCTGAGCCCATTACCGCCAAGTTCTATAAGTTCAAGGGTCTCAGCCTACTGCGCAGCACAAACGGAGAAGTTAAGCCAAGCACTATCGGCGATGCGGATCTACTGCAACAGGCAGACGGCTTTCTTGAAAAAGCGGCCAGTCTGCATAAGCACGCCGGGGTAAGGACCGTTCGAAGCAAGATTGATATGCGTTTACGTGCACTCGAGGCCTATGGCTCTCAGGAGAAACCGTAAACAGGGACCGACTCCCACACCCTCCAGTGCGCTAGCCGAGTGTTTAACAGGTGACTGTTAATAACCACGTCGACGCTAACCGCACTGAACCCAATTAGTGATTGAGCACAGCCTTGAGCGGCTGTTAATGAGAGCGATATGAGCGGATTTGGATTTAACGCAGGTGAACAGGCTAGCATTGCTATCGACACTGATAGTGATTGGCCTGAGCTATCGACTGGCGAGTTTCGTCAGCATCGACGCATCCCTGAGTTTTATGAAGAGACTGTGATCGCCGATTCACTCAATCGTAGCAGTACCGAAGTTCAACAGCAGCTCCGTCGTTTCATCATGAAGCAGGGAACGGACGCCCCTTTTGCCCTGAATGAAAGTTCAATCCCTGTATTTACAGAGAAGCAGAAAAGCATTTACCGGGGAGCCGTTTATGAGCGTTCCCATGCCGATCTGCTGGGCTACTTTTCTGCCGTAGACCAAAAGGAATCGGGCGCTAATAAAGCCAGCGAACCCGCACAGCAAGATGCCATATTAGCCCAGAGTAACCGCAGCGTTCGTCTGCTGCTTGGCCTTGGCCGCGCCGGAGTGCACAGCCTATGAGCCAGAAAACACAACTGCAGCTTATCACTGAATTTTTACTGGCCAGCCTTAAGCCGCATATTAAAGCCAATAATATCGATGCATGGCAGGAGCACGGCACCATAGTGATCTGCAATGAAGACTTAGGCCTTGATGGGTACCGCATCGCAAAGTGGAAGCACACGGCGGTTATCCATATAAAGAATTTCCCACACCTTAAGGTGAATCCATACAACCTGCTTGCGCTTATTGCAGCCTTTCTGATCGATAGTGGTTGGGATAGAGAGACTTATGACTTGGCCGATCCTGATATCGATATCGACGACGAAAGTGACGACAACACCACGGTATTGATTGAGCTGCAGCTGCTCGATGATCTTGAAATTATCCCCGATGTGAATGGCGGCATTCCTTTCAATGGCAAGAACTACAGCTTAGCTATCGCGCCGGTGAATGTGGCCGAAACCATAGACAC